TCAACAGCCCCCAAGCATACAGCGGAGCTGCTTATGGGAGAGCCGTTGTACTTAATAGTGGTCTTCTGGGTGTTTCCCTTTATGTTTTTGACAGAACCAATGTTCGTGCCCTCAATAGAACTTACTTCTATATTGAGCGCATCAACATATTCGCCTGGGGGTATGAGCCTTTCGTCAAGGCTCTTATTCATGCGACCTTTAATAAAGTTGTTCTGTATATCCATGTTACTTAAGCCACTTGTCCTGACCGCGCATATTCATCAATAGGCGTCCGGGGTGAATGTTGCTCATTCTAATCTTAGCATTGCGCCACAGCGCTGTCTTCTCCTTGCGTGAACGATTCACAATATACTCCTGCGTTCCTAGCTTGTTGGATAGGATAGAGTATTTGATATACGCATACACATACTCCTCGAATAATTTGTTGACACTAATGAGAGACACGTCTCCGCCCTCCATGCCGTCAGAGACGTACTCGAGCAGGCATATCTTGTCCTCCATTCCAGAGCTGAAATTAATGACGCCTGCCTTCTTATCTATGCGGAAGGTAGGGTTGGCATTAGCTGTCTCCGTGTTAAGCCCGTAGCGGGCCCCTATGCCATATTCAAAGAACCATGCGCCATCGTAGTTCCATCCCTGCTGCCCGTCAAACATTGGATTGTTCTCGTTCAGGTAGATGCTTTTTTGTTGCTTAGTGATTCTGTCGTAATCAAGATTAGAAAACTCTGGCTGCAAAATGTTGCCAGCCTCGTCAAATAATATGCGCCCCGTGTTGTCCTGTAAGTACGCCTTAGCGCTGTTGAGCTGAATATTCTCAGTCAACGGGAAGATGAATCCATCCTTATACATAGAGATGCGGACCCAGTTCACAAAGTCGGAAGGCAGTACGAATCTAAGCTGGTCATCAACACTGAGCTCCAGTGCCTTGATTTCCTTAAATGCATCATAGTTAAGCTCCTGAATGGCTCGCTTGGCGTAGAACAACACCTGATATCTGCTGATATTATTGACAAGCTCGTTGTTGCCAGAATAAATCAACATAAAGTTGTTCACGATGTCAGACAGGCTGGTATACTGATACGAGCCCCAATTGGCGTCCTCGGGAGAAACGCCTCCATTCTCATAGTATTGATACTGCGTTAGATATGCCATGTCTTATTTTTCTGCTACGTTTTCTTGCTGGTCCTCAGCGTTTGCTGCCTGATACACATCGCCCTCGCGAATAGAGATTCCAGCATATTGTAATATCTTCATCACAAGCGTTGGTTCGTCTGCGTCTGGCAACTCAAAGTCTTGATAGTCAAGGGCTGTTTCATCAAATACAGGCTCCCCTCCAGATAGCGTGAAGTATGTCCATTTGGGGTCCTTCGGGTGCCTTATGTAGAATGCATCTACATCAGATACTCCAGTGATGGTGGTGGGATATACATCAAGAACATTCCCCCTGTGTACATATAGCGGGAATGCGGCCGTTGGAGCCATTAATGTTGATGCCGTAAGGTTCCTGATTTTACTCTCTGCAATCTTCTCAATTTCAGTCCCATTGGGATTGTATTGAATTACATTGAGCAGATAATAATCGGATGGAACCGTATATGAGTTTCCACCGGCATTAACCAATGTGGCATTGGTTGAAAAGGTGGAAATGACTTCGTCGTATTGCTTGCGGATATCGGCAAGACCTGTGCCGGACTGCCTGGCGTTTTCCTTATTTACTTGATAGTTAAACTTATAAAAGTAATCTTCAAATATATCCAACTGCGCCTGCTTTGCGAACAGGTTGAAGTCGGATGGGGATATGTATCCGTAGTTGTTTTTATTTATTACCGATAGTACAGTATTCCTTACTGAGTTTATCATCTCGAAACATTTTCACAAAGATAGCCAAAAAAGGGGTCACGTTTTTGTGACCCCCTTTTGACTTGTGATGCGGCTTGTTACTCCAAATTCTTTTCAAGAAGCTTCAGTGTCTCAATGCCCTCGTCACTTTGCAGGTACGATGATACGATATAGGTGTACGACTCGCCATAAGGGACCGTAAGCATTCGGCTCTTGTTGCTTGGCAAGTTGAAGTACACATCCTTATTGTTGTTACGCATACGCAAGATGCCCTCACTAAAGAACTTGGCAACCTTGCTCTGGAGCTCCAGCATGGGGTCATTAAGCATCTCCAAGAACTGAACTGGGTTCTTCTTAGCATATACCAACACATCACGCTTAAGCTCAGCGGTTGTCATGGTGTCAACCTTTCCTCCGAGCATTACTCGGCAGATATTCTCAAGCATTTCAATGTCCAAGGAGCGAGCAGCAATAAGCGCGTCCACCTCGGCATTTAATACCTCTACTTCTTCTTGTGCGTCTTTTTCATTGTTTACCTCTTCGAATATGGCTCCATATCCGGGGTGAAGAGAGAGGAAGTGCTGTAGTACGGGGTTCGTTTTAGGAACGAACAAGAAGCCATCTTCGAATACGATGGGCTCAAGAATGGCGTTTCCATCCTGCTCATCTTCAAAAGGGCTTCGTTGGTTACGAGCATATCGTAATGCTCTGTTTGTGGTTCCGTCAAAATAAAGCAACGGCTTACGACGGGAATTTCTAGATGCCAACATAAAAGATAGTGGCGCGTTCCGGCGGTTCAAAATATACATTTTATCGCCAGTGGGAATGAACTGTTCCATTTGATGAGATATGATTATAGTTAAAAAAAGGGGGAGGAGTTACCCTCCCCCCAGTTGTTAATCAGCTTCTGATTAGTCTTCGAAGATGAAGAAGTTGTTAGCACCAAGGGTACAAACTGCACGCTCAGAAAGGAAGTGAACTTCCATAGCATCCAAGCTAGAGGTAGCAGCGCCACCAGCAGAACCAGTAACCCAGGTCTTGTAACGACGGTCTTCAGTCTCGGAAGCACGATAACGAACGTGCAAGAAAGGACGCTTAGCGTTCTTACCCAAGATTTGGTCATATACCGTGGTAGAACCAGCGGGAACCAACATACCATTTACCTTACCGGCATTGATGCCTCCACGCATAGTGGGGTCATTCAAATATTTCCAGTCGGTCTTATAGAAGTCATAACCGCGAGTAAAGCCTTTGAAGCCGAGGTTCAAAGCCATGTCCATGTCGTTATCGAACAAACCATAAGAAGTACCGCCAACACCGTAGGAGTTTTGAGCAGCCAACATATCGTCAATATCGAAACCGAACTGACGGTCCAAGAAGATTACGTTCTCCTGGATAGAACCTTGCTTGTCCAAGCGCTCGATGATAGAATCGAATTCGCCAAGAGTAGCGGGGTTGCCACCAGACCAAACATTACCACGCTGGTTTACAACGTAGAATACACCTTCAGAACCTTTGTAGGTAACACCAGCACCGGCAGCAGCGCCAGAACCAGCTTCAGCGGGAACCGCTTCAATCATGGCAGTCTCCAAGTAGTCTTCAAAGCGCAAGCGAGTCTCGTGCTCAGACTTCAAGTACCACAAGTAACCGGTAGCACCGTTTTCAGTGGTAACCTCAACCCAGCCAATCTGAGCCATGTCGGAACCAGAAACAGCGTACTTGTCCTTGATAATGATGGGGCTGTTCTCGAAGATGACATCGTCAGCCTCCAAAGAACCGTCCATACCGTCGGTACCCTTCTTGAATTCAGAACCATAGATAAACAAGCTACAAACAACACCGTTAGCAAAAGTTTGACCACCAGTTTCGTAGTAAGCAACGTCAATAGTACCAGCGGTAGTATTAACAGCAGTAACGATAGCCTTGTTGTACAAGGTAGAGGCGCCTGCGTTAGCAGATACCATGATGGTTTGTCCAACTCGGATAGCGATAGCTCCAGAGCCTGGAACCAGAGTGTCGTTGATAGTCAACGTAGCGGTGTCGGAAGCAGCAGCAGCAGCAGAAGTAACATTAGTGTACTTCGTGTGCAAGCGACCTTGCTCGGCCCACTTGATAAGGTCAGAGTTAGAGGGCATCTCTGCTCCAACCATGCGCAAGAAAGATGCTACGGTACGATTACCATAGCGCTCGAACTCCTTCTCATAGGTATCGGGAAGATATTGATTCAAAAAATCAAAGTTCGTGATGTAGTTGGTGGACAATGCCACCTGTTCGGAACTGGGTTGTAAATCGAACCCAGGAACTCCTTGTACTGAACCAGCCATTTTATTTTGCGGGGTTAAGTGTTATTATTTATTTGAACGAATTTTGAGACCACGACCAGAGTCGTTGCTCAATGATTTCACATTCATCCCACCTTTGCTAATGTTTTGAGGCGATTGTCTAATGTCCATGTTAATGTTCTTAGACTTTCTTGTCACATCATCAACAGCAGCCGACATGCC